TGCAGTAGCAGTATATGTTGCATTTTCTAAAACTGTTCCATTGTATAAACCACTATCTACCTGAAAATCTATTGAAGTGGCTACAATATCCCCAACTGGCGAACTAACGCCATAATTGTTGATATTACCTTTTCCAAATGTTGTTCCGTCAGTTGCGTCTAATCCGTCTATACCAAACGCTATAACGCAATCAGCACCGCCTAAAAGTGGTTGTAATGTTGCGTCAGCAGTTGCGTCAAAAAAACCACCAATACTTAAAGTTCCGTCTTTTGCACCAACTATGTAAGTTTTATTGTCATTACCAAAAGTTGTACTTTCAGCTACATCTGCACTTCTGTTAGCGTCTATATTGTTAAAGTAACTACTAAAATCTACTGCATTAACAAATATCTGTGTATCTTTTCCGTGTTTAAAAGCCATTATTTTCTTCCTCTGCGTCTATTTCTACTTCTGCGTGTTCTTTTACCACCAGAACTACCTCTACCATAACCCATTATTCCTCCTCAGCTTTGGCTTGTTGTAGTTCTTGCATTTTCTTTTCTTGGTAGTGTTTGTCCATTTTTACAATATATTCTTGTTCCAAAAGCCATTTAATACTTTTGTTAGGTAATTCACTAGCAGACACGATACTTCCTGCCTCATAATATTTATCTTTTATAGTTATCCCCATTAATACTTCATACTTCATGCTATTACCTCTACTAAAAATTCAACGCCTAAATAATCTATGTTGTTGATTGTATAAACGCCGTAGTTACTTGCACTCACTACTCTAACAGATTGTGCTTGGCTATTCAACGAACTATCACTTTCTACTTGTGCCTTTACAGAACTTGCACCACTACTTGCTAAATAACCGTCCAATGTTTCTTGGCTATCTTGAGCATCTACTCTGCTTACATATAGATAAACTGGTATTTCATATCTATCAGCACCTCTTTGCATTGATTGGTCATAATCAATAGCCTCCATAACACCAATAATTGCCGTTGGTGGCTCTATCATATCTGGCACATAACCATATACAGACAAACTTGTTATGTTTGCTAAATTGTTTTTAAGTTCATTTCTAATATTTGTTAAACTAGCCACTTAAAGCTCCTTTAGGTAATCTACGACTTGCTCGCCATTGTGCCTCTATTTTAAGGCCTGTTCCTTTTAATAATAGTTGTTTTTTCTTTTCATTTTTATTTATTGCAATTTTAAAAAATGGAATAATTGGTGTTCCTTTTTCTGCAATGGACTTTTGTACTAAAAATACTGGTATTCCTTTAGCCTCTGCCCACGGCTCTAAAGCTTTTCTTGGAGGCCAATGTGGTTTAGTTCTAGACCAAGGCTTACTCATACGATAACCTCTATCAAAAAAACCATGCACAAACAACGCGTGGTCTGCCCTAGAAAATACATCTATGCCCTCTGGTAATCCACCAAAACCCATAACCTGCCTAAAAGTTAAACTACCTCTTAAATCCCCACTAAATCTAGGTGCCTCTTTTTTAGCTGTTGTAACTATTAATTGTCCATATTGTGAAAAGAAATTTCTTAAAGGCACACCACATAATTTTTCTAATTCAAGTCTTTTTCTAAATTGTGCGCCACCTAAAAGCATTAGAGTTTTCTCTTAATATAGCCTTTAATTAGCTCTTTAGCGTCAGGGTCCATTTTACTAAATAATTCCTGTTGCCCTGTTGCCTCATTACCAAATACATTAAAAGGCGTATCTTTTCTTTTCCATAATCTTGTAGCTTGTATTAAGGTAGCTTGTGATATTGCCTCTGGAATTGCAGACCAACCAAACTTGGCTTGTATCTTTATATTTTTTTGAATTAACTTATCAAATCTTTCACTACTTCTAGTAGCTAATATTTCTAATTCTGTATGAGGCCAATAGTAAGTTGTACTTGATATTTTATGTGGCTTTGGATTAAAAGGCTTTAATGTAAAGTCTGTGTCCAATGTAAGTGTTTTATCATAAGTTCCGTCATCTGTTGTGTCTAATTGAACTATTAAACCTGTTGTTGTTGATATATCGTCTGTAAATAAAAAATAATCATTAGTAGGTGTGTAATATTTAGCATTAACGCTTTCATCTTGGTAAAAATATCTACCACAAATAGCGTCTATTTGTCTTGACGCACCATTAATAGCATTATCTATATTGGTGTCTTGTGATGTCCCACTTAACCCAATATAAGTTTTTAAATCAGCTTTATCAACATATTGAGTATGAGCCATTTAAGACCTACTTGTTTTCAGCTGGTTTTTTTGCTTTTGTTTCTTTGGATATTCCGTATTCTTTAGCTTGTAAATCGCTAATTTCATCACCAGCTCTGCCAACAAGCTTACCTTTAGCCCACCCTTTAGGTAGTCCGTCATTGCTTTCTTTGACTTCGCCGTCCTCGTTAATCCATAAATCTTTTTTTAGTTTCATATTTTTCCTTCTGGTTTTTTCTACCCCACCAAATGATGAGGTAGAAAATAAAACCATTAACTTAATTAAAAGTTTGTAATTGAACAGAAAGCTGTTGCACGATAGATTGCAAAACCTAAACGCATACTTGCTTTCATCATTACTTTGTCTTTTGTAAAGAAGTCATCATGACTATCAGACATAGCTACTTCCATACCCTCTCTAGAGATGATATGTGCGGCTAGTCCTCCACCAAAGACACCAACCAATACTGTTCCAGCAGCAATTGCAGTAGTAGGAACTACCCTTACTCCCCAAATGCTAGGTGTAACACCAGTACCAAACATACCAGCACCAACAAAAAGTGGTGATTTTTCTGTATATCCAGCAGTTGATGTTCCAGCAAAGTCTGTTGAAACTGCGGTTACGACATCATTCCAATCGCTAGGGTGCATTAATATTGCGTCTGGCTCTAGGAAAGCGTCTTTTCTAATTTCAGTTATTGCTTGATAAAGTTGTCCAATTCTACCTAAATTACCAGCGTATGATGAAAAGTTGAAAGTATTAATTCCAGACTTATTCAATACACCACGAATATTAGGTGCGGTACCATTACCATTTAAGAGTTGGTTATCAAGTCTTAACTGTAACATTGTTCTTAATCTACTATCTAGGTAACCATTTACACTAGCAACATCAGACAAAAGTTCCTCTGTGACAGGAATAGAAACACCAAATTTTCTAATGTTTTCAGTGTTTTCTGTAAATGCCAAAGCACTTTCGCCGTATGCAGCTGCCTCAGCGGCTTCTGCGGCGTTGTTAGTAAAAGTAGTTTCCTCTAGATATTTATATTGAAATTGATTTGTTGGTATAACACTAAACAAATCTATAACTGCATTAGGATTTCTTAACGCAGTTGGATAAATTAAATCACTTCTCACAACTGGAGGTGGATAAGCAGTACCCTCATCAACAAGTGTTTTGCTTTCTAGGATAGGATTGTACTTAATTTCAGATGAAATGTTAAGTTGTCCCTCGTCCATATAAGCTTTAAATGCTTTTGAGCCTCTTATTTCCTCTCCAAGTGTTACTGGCTTTTCTGCCTTTTCCTCGTGAATTGGTAATGAAGTTACTTCATTTCCTTTTTCCACTTGCACTTGGTTGTCAGCAACTTGCTTTTCAAAAAGTTGTTGTTCTCTAATGTCATCAGCTAATGTTTTAGCGTCTGAGTTCATTTGAGCCCACTTTTCTTTATCCTCTGGTGTAAATTCTGAAAAGTCTTTTTCACCAGCAAATTTAGCAAGTTCCTCTCTTAAGTTGTGGAGCTTTGATACATTATCTTTACTCATATATATCGTTTTCTCCTATATCTAAGGTATCAGCTAATAAATTACTTGTTTCACGAAATAACTCATTAACATCATATTCCTCATCTATTATTTCTACTTGTTCATAACTATCACTACCAACTCTAAGTAATGTGTCAATGTCTTGGTGCATATCCTCTAATGCGTCCTTTAACTTACTTAACTCATCAACAGAATTGTCTGATAGTTGTTTGTTTTTGCCCAAGCGTAAGGCAGTAAGCTCCTTAGCTCTTATTACCAAAGTAGTCATCTTGATAAGCAAGTTATCTACTTCCTCAGCAAATCTTAAACCTGTATTTTGTTTTTCATCTACAACTTCCTCAAATTCAGTATCGTGGTCATCTATTTTTTCTTTACCACCCTCTTTGATTGCCATTGTATATGTATTTTG